AATATGGAAATTACTACTATCACTGGGCACGCAACAAGAAGCTCAAAGACAGCTCTCTAGAGCTTATTCGGGCATACATCAGCAAAGCAGCCAAGCTTCTTGAAGTGCCGGAACAGGCTGCTCAAGCAGCTGCTGCGCCAGCACCTCAGGCTCCAGCAGTACAGACCCCAGCACCTGAAATGGGAATTAACCCAGAACTTCAACCTACTGCGCCGATGGTGTAAATGAGCGCTTATTCCTGCTTGACGCACAACATCACTAAGTTTGGTTTGAAGGGTGGGAAGCCAGATTTTCTGCACGCGTCCCCAGCCTTTTACAACCAACTCATGGAAGAATTATTTCCTGAAGGTTTTGCGCGGGACAACATATTCAAGATTAGATATCCGTCAGGTTCAGTCCTTCTAGTTTGCGACGAAGACCTCTTGGACCAACGCGGCTACTTAGCCGATTCACTTACTGGAGTCGTATGGAATTTTTAAACACGTCAACCGGATCAATGCCTGCTGTAATTGGCGGAGAAGCCCCGCAAACGGAAGCGCCTGATAGTCAGCCTTCTGGACAGGGTGAGGCCTCAGGAAAGTCGAAATATAAGCTCCCAGACCTAGCTTACCGAATGGCTCGCGTAGCGAAGAAGGAAAGCGCAATCTTAGAGCAAAAAAAGGCTTTAGACGCGGACCTTGCTCTAGCCAACGAGTACAAGACGAACAAAGAGACGGCAAAACAGAACCCTATTAAATTTTTGCAGAGCTTAGGTCTCACCTTCGAAGACATCGCAAGGTTTCAGCTCGAAGGAGGAGAAGCTGCCCCTGAAGATCCAATCTCTTCTCTCAAGAGTCAAATCGAAGAGATGAAAAAGTCTCAGATGGACAAAGAGGAGATGGCGAAGCAGCAGGAGATTGAGCGTGAGAGAGCAAATCACGAGGCGCAAGTTTCCACTTACAAGAAAACCATTAATGATTTTGTTGAAGCGAATAAAGATGATTTCGAGTTCCTGGCGGCAAATCCTGATCACGTGGATACCGTCTATGAGATCATCGAAACGCATTACAACAACACTCAGAAGATTCTTGACTTCAAGGAAGCGGCACAACTTGTCGAAGACGAGCTTGAAAGCGAATTTAAAACCAAGTACGCTAGCCTAAAGAAGATTAAAGGCTTGATAAATCCAAGTGAAGTTGTTGACCGTCAGCAGGCACCTCTCGAATTCTTAAGAGAACCCGTCTACCAGTCACAGCGTCCTACGAGTTTATCAAACAATCTAAAACCTGAAGTTCCACACCGTGCTGATGAAAGTTCTCTATCTCCTGAACAAAGATTTCAAAGAGCAATAGAGATGCTGGATAAAGCACGCGGAAGATAAGGTTACGCAGCTAAAGTTACATCTGCCCATAAGTCAGTTTCCGGGCGCTAATGTTCAATGAGAACACGGCAAAATAAAGTTTTGAATTAAAAATTTATTTACCCATAAGGAAACTGACAAATGTCAATTTTAGACAATCAAGCGTTTATTCCAGCGCTGAAAACCCTGTATACAGATAAAGAAATCCGTAACCTCGTTTAACTTGTAGACGAGTTTAAACCCACTCTGATTGACTTGGAAGCCCGGCAGCGGGTGACAGGGCGGAAGCGAAAGCACCGTGAACGACTAAGTGAGAGGGCACCGAAAGGTGATGCGATAGTCTGAACTCCCGCTATAACTAAGCGAAACGGGAGAGGGAAATCCGAAGTGGTATCCCCGCTAGATGTTAAAGTCTAGTAGTAACAACTCTGTACAAAAATAACCCGTTCCTAGCTATGGTTCCCAAGTTCGAAGGCTTTACTGGCGATGCTCGTAAAATTCCTTTGATCTATGGTAACCCTCAAAACCGTTCTGCTCAATTTGGAACAGCTTTGTCTATTGGTAGTACATCTTTACTACAAGCATTCTTTCTTACTCGCTCACCTAACTACTCTGTTGGTGAAGTTGCTAACGAAACAATCCTTGCTTCTCAAAATGATAGCGGCGCATTTATGCGTGCACTTAAGCTTGAAGTAGACGGAGCTCTTAACTCCTTAGCTCGTTCTCTTGCAACTCAGTTGTACAGAAACGGTACTGGTTGGATTGGACAAATATCCTCTACTTCTGGAACAGGCACAACATTAACTCTTGCTGACCCAGAACAATCCGTAAACTTTGAAGTCGGAATGGCTTTGGAAGCGAACGCTACCTTAACTAACCCAATTACTTTGACTACTACTGGACAACAAGGTGTAATTACGGCGATCGACCGTATTAACGGAATCATCACTTTAAGCCAAGCTATTCCTGGAATGGCTACATCTTACTATTTATTCCCACGCGGTGATGGTCTTCAAGGGACTCTTTCTGGATTAGACGCATGGATTCCATTCGCTAACCGTAACACTGTTCTTGCAGCTCCATTCTTCCAAGTAACACGTAACACAGATACTACACGTTTAGGCGGACAATACTTCGACGGAAGCTCACTATCCCTTGAAGAAGGTATGCAACAATTACTTCGTTATGTTTACAGAGAAGGCGGACGTCCTGACTACTTCTTCGTTAACTCCTTAATCTATCAAAACCTTATCATTTCCTTGGGCTCTAAAGTTCAATACGTAAATGTTAAGGCAGGTGACATTGATGTTGGTTTTGAAGGCGTACAAATTCACTACCCGGGTGGACGCGTAACCGTTCTTGCTGACCAAAACTGTCCTGACAACTACGGATATGCTTTGGAAATGAGAACTTGGGAAATGGCTTCCTTAGGAAAAGCAGTTAACTTGTTCAAAGGCGACGGACTAGACGTTCTTCGTTCTGCAACAAACGACAGCTTGCAATTCCGTTGCTATTCATACTCTAACCTCGCTTGTTACGCACCTGGTTTCAACGGCGTTATTCAATTCCCTAGCTTCCCATACTAATAACTTAACGTAACTTGTAGTCGCTCCAGATAGCTGGAGCGATAGGAGAAGTGCAATGGCATCAAGGTATTTTCAGCAGTTTACGAGCTCTTTAGATAGAAACGTAGTTATATTAGACGGGACAGCTACCCTAAATGGTTCTAGCGCGCCAACCAACTTGGCTGGAAAAGGTTTAAGCAGTTTAGTGCATACTTCTACAGGAGTATTCACACTAACTCTATCCGATAGATATTATGCTTTGTTAACCACGCAAATGGATTACACAACCGTAACGGGATTGTCTGGTCTTACATCTCTAAGCTACGGCGTGACTTCTAACGTGAATAATGCGACTCCCACAGTGACATTTACTTTTGTAAACGGTTCTGGCGTAGTTACTGATCCACCGTCTGGACTTGGCATCACATTCGTTATCCTTCTAAAGAACACATTTCTATAAAAGGGGATCGATATGATGCTAGGCGGAAAAAAAGATGGCGGAGCTAGTTTAGCTTCCAACATCTACAGCAAATATATGAAGAGAGTTCCCAATGAGGAAAATATTTCTCCTAGGGCCAAGATTGGCGAAGAGCACGAAGACGACGAGGCAGCAATGCACCGCGACGGAATGCACGAAGCTATGCACAACTTTCATGAAGCCTTTCACGGCGGCGATATTCACGGCATGGCGAAAGCTTTTGCAGCTGGACATGTGTTAGCCAAGAAGTACATGGAACACGAGCAAGAGACTGACTCTGAGAAACAAGACGATAGAAATATTGAGCTTGGTGTAAGTCCGTTCGAAAAGGGGTAAAGTAACTTTAGTTACCCCCAACTAACTTTAGTTACCCCTAGTTAACCGGAGTTCCTATGAGTATGACCGTCGTAGTTTCAGACTTGATACAAGATGTCAGAGACTTATCAGACCAGAATAGCAGCCAGTTTGTTACAGATGCCGAGATTACTCGTTATCTGGATAAATCTTACAGAGATATGTACATCAGAATTGTTCAACAAAACTCTAACTTTTTTGAAACCACACAGACTTACACAGTGAATGGTGCTCAGGATACTTATCCATTGCCCACTGATTTTTATAAACTGTGCGGTATAGACCTTAATACCTCGTCAGATATTTCCATCACTCTATCCCCTATCAACCGGAATCAACGTAACATTAACAAAAACGTTTTCTCGGTAGCATGGAACAATACTCCATGGCGTTATAGAATAAGTGCGGAGAATATCATTTTTACTCCAGTTCCTTTAACAACTGCAACATTTACTGTGTGGTATATTCCTGACCCGACTCCTATCACCTCGACCACACAAACTCTTGTCCTCACACCTTCTACAATCGTAGATTATTTAGTTATCGACTCAGCTATTAAATGTTTGCAAAAAGAAGAGTCAGATACGTCTAATCTTTTAACCGACAAACAATTGATGATTGAAAATATTCTACAGGCTTGCGCTACTCAGGATGATAGCTTCCCGCTCAGAGTTACAGACATGACCACGATAAACGGTGTTTCTATGTACAACCCATTATTCAGGTCGTAAAATGATACCTTTTAAAAAGATTCAAATCATAGATGACATTATTCAGCGTTTCCAAGACAACGTAGCAAATGTGTTTAACAGTTTGCAGAGTAGTTTTTTGCTAAATGCTGTTCTGCAAAATGGTGTAAACAACCAGGGAATTACGCTTACAACTGGTGTTGATAATTATGTAAATCATGGGTTAAATAGAGTTCCTAAAGGCTATTTTGTTGTTTCTAAGAACGTTGCAGTGGATATTTACACATCCTCAACAGCAAGTCCTAATCCAAATACAATTATTGTGTTAAAATCTACAGCAAACGCGACAGTAAACATCGTCTTTTTTTGAGGAATAAATCATGGCTAACACCACAACAAACATGGGTTTGACACTGAATGTAGTAGGAATAACCCAAGACCCAATATGGTCTAATAACATCAACGGGGACTGGTCAATTATTGATGCTCACGACCATTCTGTTGGCAAAGGTGCTCAGGTTACGCCAGCAGGGTTGAATATAAACTCTGACTTATCCTTCAACTTCAACAACGTGACTTCCATCCGTTCTTGGCAGGGACAGAACCAAACAGCATTTCTAGCGCTACCTACAGACATAAACTGTGGTTACTTTGTTAATGGTAACTTTACCATTAACAACTCCTCCGGAACACCGGTGCAGATCACTAGTGGAGCAGGACTAAATATTGCTTCATTAGGAACAATCGGTGGGGACTTTGGGGGCTTGAACCCAGCAGCAGTCACTTACAGCAATGTAACGAAGAATTTTGCGTTTACTCAAAGCCCAAATACCCCTGCGTCACTATCAGTTAATAGCGTTGCATTTGGATATCCGAGTGCTAGCCCACAATTTGTTACGCTCGGAGCTCCAGCGACTGTGAGTTCCTACACGATCACTTTGCCTGCAGCAGTGGCGGCCTCGGCGAGCGTCATGACTTTCGACACTTCAGGCAATGCGAGCTTCACTCCTTATACTTCTGCCAACACTCCAAGCACGGTCGTGACTCGTGACAGCTCAGGTAACATCAACGCTGTCGGCTTGACAGTCACGACTCTGACTGCCGCGAGTAGCACGATTGCTCTCGTGGGCAACGAAACCATCTCTGGTACTTTGGGAGTGACGGGACAGATAAGCGGCGGATCACTCAGTACTGCAGGCGGTCTAGCCGTCTCAGGAACGGCCAGTCTCACCACGGTAACAGTCGGCGGGAACACCACTACGTCGGGGTATATCAATCCTCTCGGCGGCATCTATTCAACTCAAGGATCTGCGCTGTTGAAGAATGCCTACTACAGTGGTTCGATCGGCGGCAATGGCAACGCGACAATCACGGTTTCTGGGGCGACAACAGTTTTGGGTATAAATGGAATCTACACTCCAGGCGGCAGCGGAAACTCTTATTTCATATATCCAGCGAACGTAACGTCCATTCCTGCGAACACGGTGAATGCTTATTCTCCGACGGCGACCACCGTGCGACTTCAAAACTATTTCCCGTCTACATCGTGCAATTATCAAATCGTTGTCACTTACTACTAAGGAGCTAGCAAATGGCTTTGCAAAAGCAAGTTATTCCGGCTCCTTTCGATAAAGGAGTAGACACAAAGACAAGCCCATTCTTGACAACTTCATTCTTGAGTCTGCAGAATTGCTTTCAGCAAAAGACGGGAAGTATTCAAAAGCGTTTTGGATTAGATAGTTTATCAACAAATATCTTGAATCAGACAGCTCAGATCACACAGGGAAAAACGTTATTTACTTACAATAATGAACTTCTGATGCACGACGGAGCGCTTCTCTATTCCTATAGTCAGCCCAATGATGAATGGATAGTTGTCAACGAACTTTACACGAACCGAGTCGTTGCCACACCTGTGATAGCAAACTCTTATAACCAGACAATACCGGACAGGGACACGACTAATGGAATTGAGTTATATGCATGGGAAGATTCACGTGGCGGCGTATATGTCACTGCTCTTGATGCTGCTTCTGGGAATATTATTCTCGTGGAACAACAACTAAGTTCATCATATACAAGACCTAGGGTCGTCGCATGCGGAACCTTCATATTCGTCTTCGCGATTAAGAATGGCACTTCTATCGTGTCAAGAAGATTTGATACAGAAAACCCGTCTAGTTTCAGCACAGAGACAACTATCTCTAGCAGTATTAACGGCATTTACGACGTTATCCAGTTCAGCAGCAGAATGATGTTTGCTTACGGGAATGCTGGTAATAACTTAGTGCTAGGATATTTAAATCAAGACAATACGGTTGGTTCTTTACTCACGGGGACGCCTCAACCCACGACTTTTTCGGGTATTACTGTAGTTGACTGTCTAGCGATTTGCTCAGACTTTGGCGAGAATGAATACAATCATATTTACTGTGCTTATTCTGCTAGCGCTTCAACAGTAAAGCATTCAGCATACAACACAAACTTAACTACATATTTAACAGAAACTACACTAGACAGCGGATTAGCTACGACTCCCTCGCAAATAACTTTGGTTGATAATGGCGGAATAATAGTAGCACTTTATGAGCTTCCAGGAACTCCTAATATTAACTATTTCATCAAAACAAATAGTTTGACCATCAGTGACAATACCCCAGGAACGGCAGCAAATCTTCTCTTAAGTGCTGGGTTGTTATCTAAGATATTTTACGCTCAAGGCGAATATTATGTAGCTGTTAACTATGACACCAATATACAAGCAACAAACTTTATCATCAGAATTAGCGATGCCTTTATTGTGGCGAAGTTTAGTTACACATTAGGCGCAGGTATTCTCGCTAAAACGAACAGTCTTTGCAGGGCCAGCGTAAGTTCGAATGGACTAGTAGAATTCCCTGCGTCACGAAGAGTAAAAGTAATCGCGGGAACAACACTTACTTTTTTACTTGGAGTTTATAAATATAACTTCAACTTTAACCTCACAAGCGACATTGAAGCTGAGCAGCTGGGACAGAACTTGCACATCAACGGCGGAGTTGTTCAGGCTTATGATGGGTTGAGTACAACAGAATTAGGATTCTTTTTGAATCCAGAATTACCGACGGGGGCAACAGGTTCAGGTGCACTCACGGGTGCTTATCAATATATCGTGGTTTGGCAATGGATAGACCAAGCAGGACAACTTCACCAGAGTGGGCCAAGTCCTATTTTGTCTGTTACATTAAGTAGTAATAACTATACTCTCACGATTCCAACTTTGAGAATTACATTAAAACAAGCGCTATACGGCAGAACAAATGCACTAGCAGTTATCTATCGCACAGTTGCGGCTGGAACAATATTTTACAGACTTACAAACTTATCGAGTCCTTTATATAATAATCCGTTAGCGAACACGATAACTTACACTGACAACGCTGCTGACAGTACTATAACTTCCAACGAACTTCTCTATACGACTGGCGGCGCATTGCCTTACTTCCCTCCGCCAGCATCGACTCTGTCTCACGCTTTTCAGAATAGACTTTGGCTCGCAGGGGCTGAGGATGTAAATACCCTTTATTATTCTAACGAGTTCATCACTGGAGATGGAGTATCATTTACTCCAACGGGAAATATTCTCGTAAATGAAGTTGGCGGCCCAATCTCGGCGTTGTCAGACCTCGACGACAAACTCATCATCTTCAAGAACAAAGCTGTGTATGCCATCGCAGGAATTGGTCCAGATAACACTGGTGGAAATGGAACATTCAGTCTCCCTCAAATCATCAGTGGTGAAATTGGTTGCACAGAGCCGCGAGCTATCGCCAAGATTCCTAATGGACTTATGTTCTTGTCCAACAAGGGAATCTATCTTCTAAATCGAGGGCTGGCATTCGAGTATATTGGAGCTCCGGTAGAAGCTTTCAACAACTACACATTCACGGGGTCGGTCGTTGTCGGCGATGAAAATCAAGCGAGATTTACGACTCTGGAAGGAACGACTCTTGTCTACGATTGGTTCTTTGAGAAGTGGTACACATTCACGAATCAACAAGCTGACTCGTGCAAGATCTGGGACGGCAACTTCACTATCTTAGGCACCAATGGTGTTACGAGAGTGGAAGACCAAAACAGCTTCTCTGATAATAATTATCCTATCAATACAACTGTTCAAACTGGATGGTTTTCCTTTGCAGGTATTCAAGGCTTCCAAAGAGTTTACTCAGTGCTTCTGCTCGGCAAGTTCGTGGGAAATCATGTGCTCCAAGTGAGCAGTTTCTTCGACTTCAAAACTACTGCTAGGGAGACTGTTACTATCACTCCACAAAATGTTATCTTCGGCTCAATCTATGGCGAGAATAATGTTTACGGGACCAATGGGACTTACGGAACTCAGCAGTACACAGATGGCGTTTACCAGTTTGAGTACAAGCCCTGTCAGCAGAAGTGTGAAAGTATGCAACTAATGATTCAAGATATTTTTCCAAACAATCAGCCAAGCGGTGGGTTTGAACTTCACGCTATGAGCTTCACTGTCGGCCTAAAGAATGGCCAATACAAAACCGTAGCGGTTAGGAGGATGACATAATGGTATTTGAAGTAGTCGGTGACGCAATCGGTGGTTTATTTGGCGGTTCTAAACCCACTTTAGACAGAAAAGCAGCCCCCGCCGGGAACAGAAGCGCAGATCAATTGCGTAAAGATTTCATGGGCGCGATGCAGACTAAGTATAATGCACCTCAATACGCGACTCCTACCATCGGGGGTCAGGCGGGCAATCAATTTACAAATCAAGCTTTACAGCTTCAACAGCAAGCAGCAACTGGTGGCGCTCCGAGCGTGGCGGGTCTACAGCAACAGCAAGGTCTTGAACAGGCATTAAGAGGTCAGTTCGCGGCAGCAAACTCAGCCAGAGGTGGAGCTGGTAATCAGCTTCAAGCGGCTCTAGGAGCTCAGAATCAAGGCGCTCAGATGCAACAGGCAGCCATTAATAACGCAGCACAACTTAGAGCGGCGGAGATGGCAGCAGCACGTGGAGAATATGCGAACAGTGCTTTTAGCCAGGCAGGACTCGAACAGCAACGCAACCTTGCAAATCTTGGCGCTCAGCAGCAAGCGAATGCTTTAAATCAGCAGGGACAACTAGCAACTAATCAACTTAACCAACAACAGCAATTTGGCGCATTAGGCGGCATGCAAAGCGCAGAGCAATTAAGGATTCAAGCAGAGCTTGGAGATGTAAATGCATCTGCAGCTTTGCAGGGAGCTTATCAACAACAAAAAGGCCAAATCATGGGCGGTTTGTTGGGTGGTATCGGTGGTGGTTTGGCAATGGGTGCTTTTTCAGGACCAGCAAAGGCGGCAGCTCCTGCAGCAGCAGTTTCAGATAAGAAAGCGAAGACCAATGTCAAAGACGGCTCTAAAGAAGCACAGAAATTTCTAGATGCCCTTAAGGCTCACGTCTACGAATACAAAGATAAATACAAAGGTTCTATGGCTCCTGAAGGCGAGCACATAAGTCCTATGGCTCAAGAGCTAGAGAAAACGGCCGCTGGCAAGCACATGGTCAAACATACAGCTGATGGCACCAAAGTCGTAGATTATAGTTCCCCACAGGGTTACGGAGCAATCCTGGCTAGTCTCTCTCATCTCAACAAGAAGATTCAAGAGCTTGAAGGAAAGGGTAAGAAAAATGGCTGATTCCAAAGGTAAGTTTCTCGTCTTAGGCGAGGAGCCGAAGTTTTTCTTAACCACTCAAGATAATAAAACAATCAAAGTACCTAAGGGCTCGATGAGTAATGATTTACAAGATTACTACCGTAGTCGAATTACTTTGCCTAGTGAGCCTGAATCTATACCAAATGCACCTAATTCTGTACCACAGATGAAGCAACCAAATAATCAGGCACTAATGGCGCCGCCTATGCAGGCTCCAGCGATTCAGCCGCAGCAACAAATGCCGCAAGCTCCAATGGCTGCGCCACAGTCTCCTATGCAACCCAAGGGGCCCAACGCTGGATTTCAGCAACAGCTTGGAGCAGCAGAGCGACTCGGAGAGCTTGAAGGCGAAAAGTCTCAGGCTCTATTCGATATTAACAAACAAAAAGCGGATATGTTGGCTCAGAGTCCTGAAGAGCAAGTGCGTAATGACCCAAGATTTCAACAGGCTTTCGAGCAACTAGAATCATTGCCTAATGAGATTTTAAAGAGAAATGAAGAGCTATCCAACTTCAAAATAGACCCGAATCGCCTGTGGAATAAGTCATCCACTGGTCAGAAAATCGCTGGATTCCTAGGCCTCGTCCTTTCAGGAATTGGTTCAGGACTTACAGGCAAGAGTAACAGTGCATTGGATGTGATTACTCGCGCTATCGAAAATGATATCGACTCTCAAAAGGAAGAAAAAGGAGCTTTGAAAGAGAGCATTATGGGCATGCAAACTGCCTATAAGACTTTCAAAGATTTCATCGGCGATGGGAAAGCTGCAAAGCTCATGACACTTAACACTGGACTTCAAAGACTACAGCTCTTGGGGGACGCTACAGCTGAGAAGTATAACAACCTACAAGCTAAAGAGCGTTGGGCATTAGAGCGTGGAAATATCGAACAAAAGATAGAAGAGAACAATCAAAAAATTTATGATATTTATACATCCAACAAATTCAAAGAATTAGAACAACTTTATAAGACTATGAACACTGAACGTCAGTTCGGTCTAGAAAAAGAAAAGTTCGGCTTTGAGAAAGAGAAATTCAATAAAGAATTTGGAATCAGAGAGCAGCAAGCAGGGGAAGGCAAGGAGCCTAACGACACACAGAGGACGACAGCAGGTTTTGCGTTGCAAGCACGCCATGCATTAAAAGATATTGAAAATATTGCTTCTGAAGGATATGACCGCTCGGATGTGTCATCTGGTATAGGTTCAAAGTTTTCAAACGTATTTAGAACATCTGATGCAGTAAGCCAAGAACAAGCGGAAAGAACTTTTGTAACAGCGGTTCTAAGAAGCGAATCCGGGGCTAACATCACAGAACCAGAGCTTGAAAGAGATCAAAACAAATATTTCCCCCGTGCCGGAGATTCAGAAAAAGCGATTCAACAAAAAGCTATTGCTAGAAAAACAGCGGTAACTGCCTTAGAGGCCAAAGCCGGAAAGCAGGCTATGAGACAGATAGATGAAGCTTATGAGGAAGAGTCTCGAAATCAGACCAAAAAGATAAATGGTAGGACATACAAAAAAGTTCCCGGTGGCTGGGAAGAGGTAAAATAATAATGGCGAAAAGCTTTATCTCAGATGAGGAAATGAACGCCCTGGAGCTTCAAAGTGAAAGTGCTCAACCCATCGGCCAATCAAATGGATTCATTTCTGATGAAGAGATGAACGCTTTAGAGCAAACCCAAAAATTGGAAAGAAAAAAATTCGATAGACCATTTGCTGCCTTAGGGGCCGCTGCTCTCAGTTCCGCTACGTTCGCTGGTAGTGACGTAGCCTTAACCCAACTCGGTTTAGTGAAGCCTGAAACTCTCAAGGGCCTCAGAGAGCATAACCCAAAAGCGACTATCGCTGGAGAAATTGGTGGGATAGCAGGAACTCTTTTTGTTCCTGGTTCTCTGGTTGCTCGCAGTGCACAAGTAGGTTCCAAGGTATCAGCAAAAGTAGCAGCAAAGCTTGGAGCAGAATCTGCCTCCAAATCGGTAGCGGGAAAAATTGCGAAAAAAGCGGCTGCGATTGGTGCGGGGAGTGCTGTTGAAGGCGTGTTCTATTCCACTGGCCAACTCATCAGCGAGTCAGCTCTGGGCTCTCCTCCTAAGAACGCAGAAGACATACTTTCTCGTCTTGGGTTGGGCGCTATCATCGGAGGAGGTTTTGGTTTTTTGTTTAAAGGAGCCGGCGAACTTACTCCCATCGCGGCGGAGAAATTGGCTAATTCAGCCATTCCTATTTTAAGAACCACAGGTCAAAAGCTCGCTAATCTGTATACAGCAATATCTGCGCCTATTTCCGGAGCTGATAAGCAAGGATTGAAAGACTTAACGAGTGGAGCTTTTACTAAAGAAGGTTACGAATCAACTCGTAAACCCGTAGCAAACTATCTCGCTCAGAGAGAAAGTGAAGCGTCAGAGTTCAGCGAATTAATAAAGCAAAGTTTTGTTTCGACAGACGCTATTGAAAAAGAATACTTTAAAGGTATCAGACCAGTTGAACGTTTAATTGTGAATGAAGAAGTTAACCTTGGTCAGGCAGGTATAGGCGCCGAATCTCTTCTCTTGGAAGCTAAACAAGCTATCCGAGAAATGCGCAAGGATAGGATAACTTATCCTAAAGCCAAAACGGATAGATTAGAAAACGAAACCAACAAACTACAAAAAGAGATTCAAACGATCATTTCAGGCAAAGATTCGTTTAAAAAAGGCCCTTCTCAGATTTATGAATCCATCGATGAATTCAAAAGAACTTTGGATGATTCCATCCCGTACGACAAACTAGTCCATGCGCTTCGTGAAGATTCTCTCACAGAGATAAAAAAACTACGTAGCTTCACCATGGATTTTCTAGAAAATGAAGATATCTGGGGTAGCATAGCTTCGAGGCAAGCAGCCATAAATGAATCTTTTTCCCAACTTTCACAAGCGAAAAAGCAGTTCTTAAAACATTTCGGCTCTACTCAATCCATTAATGGCAGAGAGCAAAGAGCTTTTAGCCCTAAAAGGGTGAATGCCTACGTAACTAAAGCACATAAAGCTAGCTCTGAAGAAGAAGACGCAGCTATTAAATTCTTCATCGATTCTACGAATGACCTCGCCGATGCTATTGCGACAGGGAAAATAAGTGGGGATAGATTTAATCCTAAATTTTCAACTCTCAACAGAAACCCTAGTGGAGCTACTCTAATCGGTGAGCAAGTTCAGCCTCAAGGTGGAATGGTGAATGATACTCTTCAGAACTTCACGGATATTCAAAAAAAGCTGGGCAATATTAATAAATATCGTCAGCTCAAATGGTACACTGAACGTCCTCAGGGAATTGATATTGGAGCCATCGCCAGCGGTATAGTTTCGGGTGGACTTGGAATACCGACAGGCGCTACCTATGCGGCAATCCGCTCCCCCGCGCAGGCGGTGCGTTTGCTCGGATGGATGGAGAAGCAGATTTATGAAAACGATAAGTTTATCAAAAAATCGGTCAGCCAGTTTCTGAATTCTGGAAACGAAAGCATAGGAGTCATTGGAAAAACTCTTCCTTTTCACCAGGACTTCGTCAAGGATCTTATTTCTGGACAAGATACTATGGAAGAAAAAAGGAAGCAGTATGAAAAAAATCTCGAGAAATATTCTTCACTAACTCAAGACACCCAAATGTTCCAACAAGAAATTGCTGATAAATTGGGTCCTTTGAACGAAGTTGCTCCAGAGACAGCGGCAGCTTTATCTGTAAAAATGGCCGAAGCTTTGCAGATGCTCTCAGGCGCTATCCCAAAAATGGACGATGATAATTTTCTGGGTTTCAGACCAGAAATCCCTCCGAGCGATTATGAAATTTCAGAGTTCGCTAATATGGAGCGCTTGATTCAGTCTCCTCTCACTCTGTTAGATGATTTAAATAATAGCATGATTACCATTCAGAATGCAGCAATTGTGAAGGGTTTATACCCAGAGATTTACAATCAAATGGTAGAGTCAGTCATGCAAGAAGTCATCAATAGTAAAGTGAAATTGAGCTATCAAAAGCGACTGGACTTGAGTGTGCTTCTCGGGCGTCCCCTCGATTTATCTATGACTCCTCAGTTTATCCAGAGCATGCAGCAGATGCACAGTCCTCAGACTCAACAAGTCATGCAGCAGGCTGGAGCGAACAACGCCGAGTTCAGTGGTGCACAATTTGCGAAGAGCAAGGGCAGCAAGAACGCACAGACACCATTGCAAAGTTCACTAGGCCAATAGTAAGATAGTCACACTCCACAAACACAGAGACACGGGCTTGTAACTCAAGCCTTTGCCTTGTCACCACGCAAGGATATCCATGAGTACAAAGCTAAACTCGCAGCCGTACACCGTCCTTTCACAAACCGCCGTAGTGGCCACAGTAACAAGTCAAGAAACCAACGAACTTCAAAGAGATAATGTTGGTTACGTCATCACCTGGGCGAATGGTTCAGGGACGCCTACAGGAACATTTTTTGTGCAAGTAAAAAATCAACCAAGCGACCCTTGGGACAATTTGAACTTCGGAGTTCCAATTTCCCTAGCTGGTAACTCAGGAAGTCACACAATAAATTTAAATCAACTTCCGTACGCAGCGACACAAATTGAATATGTTCCATCTGCTGGACAAGTTGATTTAACAATTACAATTGTTACCAAGAAAGTAGGTGGCTAATATGGCTGACTTTAACTGGCCACCGACCGTATATAATGGCGGCATTGCCACGACAGTGAGAATCGAAGACAGTAACGGGGCTCCGATCGTCGAGGGTCAGCAAACGATGGCAAACAGCCTTCCGGTTGTTATTGCATCAGACCAAACTCCTGTTCCAGTGCTTCTATCAGACACAGTCACAACTCCGCTCTTCGTTGAGTTGTCTAATGGAGCGGGTACATACAATACAAACACAGCGTCCCAGCTCCCCGCAGCCCTTGGCCAAACCACCATGGCAGCGAGTTTACCGGTTGCCATCGCCAGTAACCAAAGTACTTTACCGGTAACATTCGCCACCACCCCTTCAACTCCGATAAACGTCGAGTTGAGCAATGGAACTACTTCATATAATGCACCCACAACAGCTCAATTTCCTGCAGCTTTGGGGCAACAGACAGAAGCGAATAGTTTGGGCGTAGTTATTGCATCTAACCAAAGTGCAATACCTGTCACAGTTTCTTCTTTACCAACGACTTCAGATACCAACTACGGCGCTCCTACAAGCAGCACTTTAAGAACCGCAAGCATGCTCGGTATGGGTTCAACAGCGGTCTCAGCGACTAACCCCGTTTTTGTGGAGTTATCCAATGGAGCGACGACATACAACGCCCCTTCGAGTTCACAATTGCCAGCGGCTCTCGGCCAAACCACAATGGCAGCGTCATTATCGGTTGCCATTGCCAGTAACCAGTCTGCAGTACCTGTCACGGTCTCCTCATTGCCCACGACAAGCGATACTAACTACGGCGCACCTACAGCAAGCACGTTGCGCACGGCGTCAATGCTGGGAATGGGCGCAACTGCTGTATCCGTAACAAATCCAGTCTTCGTTGAGCCAGGAAATGGAACCAACAGTTTCACAAGTGCGGCAATCACCGCGGCACAATTCACACAATCTACGGCTACAGCGGTCCCCGTCGAAGCTGGTTTAGCGATGGGCTGGGACGGAACTACGCACAGAGAAATTTCGGTTTCTACAACCGGAGTTGTGAATGTAGCTTCTTCGAACTTTCCTACAACTTTGGATACGAACTATGGAAATCCAGGAAGCTCAACTCTTAGAACGGCTGCAATGCTCGGTATCGGAAGCACAGCAGTCGGTGTTACAAATCCAGTATCTGTGCAACTTGGTAACGGCACAAATAACTTTAGTAGCGGAGCAATTACAGCGGCTCAGTTCACCCAATCAACCGCTACCGCAGTACCCGTCGAAGCTGGTTTAGCGATGGGCTGGGACGGAACTACCCACCGTGAAATCTCAGTCTCTACAACCGGCGGTATAAATACATCGCTGGGCGGACTAGCCATTCAGAACTTTTTAGCTTTGGATACTTCCTCTACGAACATCACATCGGCAGCTTATGTTCAGCTTTTTGCCTCAACGACCGCTGCTGTTTCATGGGTAAGCATTTTCAATGGTTCAGGATCTATTCTTGAATTAGCAACTGGTACTGCTGGCTCCGAAGTTGTGCAACTTGTTGTGCCTCCGGGCGGTATAGAAGCAAGACTTGCTATTGCAGCGAGTACACGTGTAGCCATTCGCAGATATCCATCTGTAACTAGCGACATGACCTCTGGCTTCTTCACTATAAACCTACTGGGGTAAACAATGGCTAATGGACCTATACTTTGGGGCGGGAATAGTACCGCCAATAACCTACAGAACTACCTGACGTCGAATTCATTTATCGGTTCGAACTCCGGTCAGAGGAATTATCTTCAAACGTGGTATTTCTTCAACCAGAACCCCACGACTGGAATAGTTACGTCTTTAACCTCAACGGGTAACAGAACAACCAACACAACGTTCTGGGGTTCAAGTACGACTTCTCTTTTGAGTTACGTAACGAGCTCCCCTTTGCGTTATACAGCGATGGCACAGATGGCCCTCACTGGAGCGAGTGGAGCACAATTCGTAGAAACGCCAATGTTTACGTTAGACGTAGCGGATATCGGAAAGACAATTAACATTTCTCTCGACTACAGCACGAGTGGAACTTTTGCTGCAGGCGATTGCACAATTCAGATTATAAACTACAGCTCGACTGGTACTTATCAAGCGACGATCACTCCATCAATTACTAACTTGCCATCGACATTATCATTTTTCCAGGCATCATTCACTGGGACGTCGACAGCTAGTGATCAATATTCTATTCGTTTCTTGAGTAATAATGCAGCGCTCAGAACATTCAATATCGATTCTATTTATGTTGGTCCTGGTCAATTGGCTATAGGAACGCCCATATCGGCACCCATCGCGTATACGCCTACCGCTGTAGGCTTCGGGACTGTCACGAACATGTCCGGGTTTTACACCCGCGTTGGCGACTGCATGCTGTTGGACATTGGTTTTATTTCCGGCACCGTGACAGCGACGACGGCAACAATATCCTTGCCTTCTGGTCTTACGATTGACACAACTAAAATGACTGCTCAAACGGCCGCGAGTGCAGCGAGTGTCAACGTCGGATCTTACGTCACGGGTACCACGAGCGCCACGGGTATCATGCTGAGCGCTACTACGACCAGCACCTCGGTACTTTATTTTGGTAACACAATAAGTACGTCAGGAGTGGGTTTTCCGCAAAACGGGAGTACGGTCATCGGTAGTTCTAGCTTAATGAGTTTGCAAGCACGAATTCCGATTGCCCAATGGTCCACGCAAACTACCCTAGGAACAAGTTCTACTGAATTTGCTTCTAACTCATCCACATCAGATGCAAATGATACAACAAGTTTTGTAAATGGTGCTGCGGGTAGTATTGTTCCAAGTACTCTAACTGCTACAAGAACGAAGAGAATTCAATTTGCTCAGCCCATACAGTCAACTGATAATATTCAAATTGAAATACAAAATGCGGGCACAGGGCCTTGGTTACCACTCACCACTTATAACGCTTCTGCAGGAATTAGTCCTTTAGAAATCCAAAACACCATCGGATATGGAATCGGATACACGATTGTCTCTGCTCAAACGAGTCAGATCGATATTACTTTCGGACAATATTCATACTCTAGTGGAGCAACTTACGGTCTAGCGGGAACTTCATGGGCAACCGCGAATACTGCAGGAACACGTTGGAGAATTCGCAGATCATCAGGAATCGGCGTGGGAGAATTAGCCCCAGCGACTGTATCGAGCGCAGGTTATGTGAATGGCCAGTCTGGATGGGTTGCTTATACACCGACATTCCAAGGGTTTGGCACAGTAACTTCTGTTGCTACTTGGTTTCGTCGTATAGGCGATTCTATGGATGTGAATTGCACTTTTACAAGCGGAACGAACACTGGAGTAGCGGCGCAAATCAGTTTACCAACGGGTTATGCAATAAATACCACGAAAATATCGTCGACAAATTATACGATTTTAGTCGGAACCGTAACTGCTTCTAGTGGGATTACCAATATCGGTATTCAGGTTGTTTCTGCCTTTACTACCGGCGTGCAGTTTTGCGCTATAGCATCTAATAACAATACACAATTACAAGGAACTAACTTTACTAATAATAATTCGATGACCGTCTCTTTTGTCGGATTACCAATCGTAGGATGGAGTTAACAAATGACATATCAGAAATTATGTCAGCTATATGCTGACGATTCAACAGGAACTAATAATCAGAGTCAAGAAACGTTTACAGGTTCTCCAGTAATTTATTATCTGGAAGATTGCAATGGGAATATTATTGTAAACAATATTCCTTCTTACCCCATAAATATTAGGTGCGAGATAATTACTTGGCCCACTCAGTCTGGTTTCACTCAAAGAAGTGCTTCCACGGCTTTTACAACTGCGACGGTATCAGTAACGGCATCGCCCATTAGGTCAAATGTTTTTGCACAATTAACGGCAATATATCCAGGATTGAATGAATAAGGGGACTCAATGCGTTTTACTGAAAATATAATTCTGAATATTCCTGTTCTAGCAACGACTACCAGTGCATCAATAGATTTAAGTAATATTGTAGCCTTTTCGATTCAGTTCACCTGGACGGGAACTCCGACAGGAACAGTGAGCATAAATGCAAGCTGTGACGGCACAAACTGGACATTAATTCCCAACTCTTCTGCTGCCACCGGCGGAGCTGCGGGGAACTTTCTGGTTAATTATTTTGAAGCTGGTTTCAGATACATTCAAGCAGTTTACACGAATACATCTGGAACCGGAACAGTCATTGCGGTTTACAACGGCAAGGGCGTTTAAAAATGAACATGATCAGTTTGCCGATTTTACTCCAACAAGTTACGCAAACATCAGTGCCTGGTGCAAACGTTAAACTAAGCGCTCTTACAATCCAGGGGCATTATGCCTACGTATGTGGTTCCGCTTCAGCAACAGTGTCTATTTTCGACATCTATAATCCGAAAGCTCCTGTACTCAAGAGCCAACTAATCGCAGGCTACGCCGGGGCTTACGACGTCGCGATTCAAGGGAAATACTTATATGTTCCATCTTCTGGCAGTAGTAGTTTGTATATCGTTGATGTTTCAAACCCTTCTGCTCCTAACAAAGTGGGAACCTGTGCAATTACGGGCGCCGCTGGTGCGCTTTATTCCTGCGTGGTTCAAGGAAACTATTGTTATATTTCTACGCAGAACAAGGGTCTCACAGTCGTGGACGTAACAAATCCAGCGCTGCCCGTGCAAGTGTACCAAGAAGGTGGAACTTTAAATAAGTCATTCGGCATAGCCATTAACGGAACAACTCTGTACACAACTAACTTCCAGACGGCGACTCCCTGGACAGTTCGTTACCTAAAGACTTGGAACATCAGTACCCCGACAGCTCCAGTATTACAAAACACTTATACGCTACCGGCCAATACAAAACCTCTCGGAATAACATTGTCCTTGGACACTGCAACAGCTTTCGTAACAGACGGAAATGTGAGTCGTATAATTGTTGTTGACATCACTAATCCTTTAGCGCCAAATTCGCTTTCAATAATAACACCAGCAGCCGCTTTCAACAGCGGTAACTTAGCCATTGTTACCCAAAACCAATCTAGTTATCTTTACGTTCCAAGCGGAGCAGATGCGACTCATGGGGGTATTTTGGAGTGTTTTGATATTACCAATAGGTCATCTCCGATCAAAGTAACTACTGCTTATACGGGAGTGGCCAACGCGGTTTTTGGCTCGATAGCGATGTATGGAGATAACAGTGGAAACTATGTTTTCGCCGCCGACTACGGAGTGGCTCCGGGTAGCACTTGTACGCTTGACACCTTTGTAAATAATTTTCCCGGTGGACAAGGATTTTGAGGAAACTTACGATATAGTAAAAGCTAACACAGTCCTAGTTTAATAATTTAAGGAGATTGAGATGGAAAAGAAAATGGATAAAGAAAAAGGGAAGATGCACGCTCACAAAGAGAAGATGAAAGAAATGGAAGCGAAGCATAAAGAGAAAATGAAAATGATGAAAGAAAAGATGTCAAAGAAAAAATAAGGATTTGAGAGATGCCATTACACAAAGGTAAATCTGATAAAGTCTTTAAACAAAACATCAAAGAGATGATGGCTGCAGGCCATTCACAAGCACAGAGTATAGCTGCTGCTTATCATGAAAAAGGTGAGAGCGTTCACAAGGGGCATCTAAAAAAGCACCACAGTAAAGTAGAAGAAGTTTACAATCCTGAACATGCAGAAAAAAGGAAAAAGAAATGAGAGAAATGGACGAGTACAAAGCGGCGAAGTGGGAAGATAAGATTACTAAAAATAGTCCTCCGCCGCCAAAGGCAGAATTAGGCTCCAGTGGAGTTTATTCTATCAGTGAAGGTCACCACCAAAAAGTAGATGTCGTTTATAATCCTAGCCACATCACTGAAAGAATCCCGCACGATAAAGCTATCTCTACGAATAAAGTTTCCCCACGTGAACCAGGCATGAAATAAGGAGTTTTCTATGACTAGCGCATTCTTAAATGATATCGAGTCCGCACTTGCAACTGTCAAAAAAGCTTTCATGAGTGCTGATGCAGAATTTCAAGCTTACATAACTTCTAAGGGTGGCCTCGAAGGCGCAATTGCAGATATGGAATCTAATGTTAGCTATGCCGTGACAACTTTGACAGCTCTTGGGAGCATCATGGGCGTTCCTGCGGCTGATCTTGCTTTATTGCAAAAAGTCTACGCTAGCATTCAAAGCATCATGGCCGTGATTACTAAGGTCCAAGCAGTTCTCCCAGCAGCTACAGCAGCTTCACATGTTGTGATGGCAGGCGTAGCAGCAGCAGCAGTTCACGCATCGATTCCAGCGGCCCCTGAGGCAGCCCCAACAGCACCAGCAGCCGCAAACTAATAAAGGAGCATTGCTATGTCAGAAACTACTTACGTCCCAACCCCGCAAACCCCTGCGGGAATCGTCGCTTCCCTGAATGGCGGAGCTTATGTCTATCTAACTCCGATCAACGGAGCAGTTGTACAGTATAATTCTGTGGGAGCACTCGTTGCATCCGTAGGAAAAGCTTACGACTATTTCACGCCTCTTACAGGCACAACAATCACTCTTGTTTACAGCAACTCTATTGTAAACCCAGCAGGAACAATTGCAGCTCTGACTATAAACTTACCAGCGATTACCTCTAAGACCTTGCAAGCCGGTCAAAAAGTCGTTGTAAGTTTTAGTCAGGTTGTTACGGCTCTTACGGTTGCTACGACTGACGGTTCATCCATCATCGGTACCGCGATCACTGCCGGAACTGTTGGCGGACACTTTGCTTACATTTACGATTCTAATTCCAACGCTTGGTACCCCGCCTAATAATTTGTGGTACGCTTAGTTAATAACTAGGAGTACTGCAAAAATGGATGACAATACTAACAAGGCATTTTCGACTGTTGTTTCCGGGGTAGCTGGAAGCAACGGTCACTTTGTTTTGCTAATGATGCTAGCAATTCTTTCAATAGTTGGGATTGCCGGATTTAGCTATATCTTCCTGAACGCTTTAGAAAAGCAGGCAACCCAATGTGTAGCAGACAATACTCATAACGAAGCCAAGCTTGATGATGTGAACAAGAGCATCAACGAGATGGTTCTCAGGATTGAGCTCCTCAATCAGCGAGTAAAATAGATGGAATTAAAACACACTTTTATCATAGCAGTTCTCTTTTTTGCTATGGGCTTTATGACGAGTCATACAATTATAAATAGTAAAAAAGCATCAATTACCAATCAATTGCAACACGTTCTAGAGTCGCAAGAAGATATAAAGATTTCACAGGTTCACGAAGATCATACTATCAAGCGAGAGCATATTGTTGTATACTCTCAGCGGTTGGGATCTCCATCACAACTCCGAACCTCTGAGGCCACTGTTTGTGATTCGACTCCGCAGACAGTAGCTGAAGAGCGTACTATTACTACTTACTCGAACGTGCATGATGCACTCACGGAGTTTAGCTCCAAACGATCTTTAAAAAAAACTGATGAAATAAGCGAAAAAGTAGTAGAACCCGTTGGGAATCAATATCACCTTGGAATTCTTGCGTATTTGCCCGTGGTGAGCTTCGAGCGGCCCAAGACGACTAATGATATTGAAATCGTCATCAGTGCATCTAGAGACCTGTTTCTAGGATTCTCAGGGGTAGTTAGCTACAACATTCACAGATCAGAAGTGGGAGTCGGATTAGCATGGAATTTTTAACGGTGATAGGGAAAGAAACTATAAAGCTCAGGGGCGACGAAGAAATAGAACAGTTCGCAGAAGATATGCTCAGCACTCTAAATTTGACCAAGAACGCGAGCAAGGGTGATTGGAAGGATAAGAGATGGGAAGAACTATTCGACGGGCTTAAAGGGGAAGTTTATGAGCTTTTTGAGGCTTGCATGCGTTTACAGATTGCGAAAGGCCAAGGAGAAACTTTTCAGAACGAGAAGTTTAAACAAAGAATCGTCTCAGAAGCAACTGATGTCGCCCTCTATGCAATGTTTATTGCAGATAAGCTGAGCAAAGATTAATCCTTAAAATCATTAGCTTCCACAAATCTATCGATAATATATTGACTCTCTAGCATGAAATCTTGGTGGATGGGTTTCAGTTCGTCTACTATCCTTTTAATTTTTTTGGCATTAATTCCGCATTCTTCTCTGTGAATGCAATCTTCTTGCAACAAATGGATTGCTAATTGTAACTTCTGCGACAATTCTATCATGCGACTATATTTCATTTTTCGGCTCCTGTGATATAATCAAGTTGATCCTTGGTGTTGCACTTCCCTACATGGTGTAGGGATTTTATCTTTCTTGTACATTAGCTAAATTAAAAAATGCGGGGAATTCTTTAATCTATCCAGGAGATGTTTTAACAAAAGAACTATCTCTTCCTAACTTGTCTAAATATGCTTTGCGTTTTATTTGTTCCTCCCAAAATTCCTTTTCAAAATTCGCAAGAAGAGTCTCCATTTCATCGATTATTTTCTCTTTGAAAATATCAGGATCTGGAATCGGATCGTTCTTTACTACTAGGGCCTGTAGCCTTTTGATGCTTTCCACTAAATTTTGGATATACCCATCATCTGATCCTCTTTCGAATTGTCCGGTAATCAGTTTTCTGTTATCCATAATATCTCATCCTTTCTGATGATGATTTCGTTGAAAGCTTTCTTGACCTACAAGAGAGCTTTTTTGTCGTTCCTATTGTCCTGTGACTAGCTTGAGAACATCTTTGGCTGACTGTAGTCCTCTAGATTCCGACGGAGCACTTTCTATTTGCTTCTTCTCATCTCTTTTCCTGATAATCTCTTTTGCGATATTTTGTAAATTTTTTTGAAGATAATTGTCAGGCTCATAACAAACTTTGTAGAAACCCCCATACTCTCTGGCTACTTGCCATGCAGTAGGTGACATATCCTTTTCTTTTACATTCTGATGGCCTTTTTGGGCTGCGGCCATGATTTGTGAGATGATATTGTTCACTTCACTTTCGGCTAATGATTTGTGCGACGGCACCCCGCACAGCTCAAATATTCTAGATATAGTTGGAAAACGTGATTCTGAAGACAAGCATTCATTGAGGACGGACAGTAATGTTTCCTGAGGAATGCGAGCTATCTTACTGGCATAGATATTGGCTATTTCGGGAGATAGCTCTTTGTCAGTGATATCTGCTAAGCAGTACAACCCTTTGATTATCCTTTCTTTGTACTTTTCATCCATTACTTTTCCCTCTCATAAGCTCAAGGGCTCTTTCTAGGGAATTCATGGTGGTCTGTCGTTTATCTACGTTTACAGCATCTTTGTGAGTGACGGCTTTTCCATTCAACATTTGTGTATTCAAAGATTCGGCATCTGATAGAGCGAAGCCTATAGGATGACAGTTAGCTACGTACTTCTGGGCATTATGAGTAAGATAGAAAGTTATTACCTCAACAGCATTTTCCCCTAGGCGTTTGTGTAGACTAGCGCATTGAGAGTTAGTCTTGGCGTTTCGAACAGGTGCTACTCGATATCTTCTTTCATAGGCTTCCTTATAAGCATCCCAAATTTTACTACCTTCAGTTTTCTCAACTTTGGAAGCCACCAAGGGTGGGTTTAAAGAAAGACTGGGGGAATTCGAAATGGGGGAAGTCTGTTGGGGGAGATCATGTGCACGCTGTGCACTACCCTCGTGCACGCTGTGCACTACCCCTAGTGCATACTGTGCACTACCTGGTGCATACTGTGCACTACCTGGTGCATACTGTGCACCATCTTGAGCTTTCTTAGCATCCCGTTCTCTAAGAATTAGGATGTACTCATCGAATATTTTTTTAGTCAGTGAATAGTTGGAAGGAGCTTTAGTATTGTCTTGAACGAAGAATCTTTTTTCGCGCAGTATATAGCTTTTTTCTTCTAAATCTTTGGCCACGTAGAGGAGTTTGCGTCGGGAAAGGCTTGTAGCTTCTTCTAATTTTTTGAGGGAGTGGAAACTGAAGTCTGTAAAATCGCCACTGAAATCAGCACACGATCCTAGAAATTGTAGAAACAATTTTTCATAGCAGTCAAGACGAGGGGAATCCCAGATGGCATTGAGAGAACGACCACCATTCAAAGATCTTTGTTCCGGAGATAGTTGCGAAGACATGGAATCATTTCCTTCTGGTTGTTAGGTAACCCGAAGAAACTTTTGACTTTTGTAAAATAATGACAAATTGCTATTGCAATCGAAATCGTTATATACTACTCATTAAGAAGTTCTTCGGGGTAACGTGGTAGTGAGGCCGAAAAACAAACGCTTAAACACCCAGCTCTTTCTCGAGAGCTGGGGTTTTTTCTTTTACTATGTAAGTTATTTACTAGCAAGTAAGACATCGATCCTCTGCCGCATTTCTGGTGTAAACTTATACAGTCTATATCCTTTTACTCTTTCTCTAGCAATGCAGAGTATATTTTTAGCTTCAAGGCGTAGCAAACAAGCACGCACCCAAGAATCGCTAATTTTAGTCTGTGCTGCAATTTCTGGGCAAGAGAGCACGAGAGTATCCCTAGATCTGAACGAGGGCATTAGAGACGGAAAAAAGGCTCTCACGATAAGTTTATCGCAGTGTCTGTTAATGTTGAGTTCTCGTTCTAGTCCTCGGAACAACTGATAAAAAAAATCGCCCACTAGACAAACTCCTACTTTTATTGTAAAAACATATTCTTCTATCTTTTATCAAATAATTAAAATTACCATAACCGATTAAATCTTTACATTTTTGGGCCTACCAGGTTTCCTTTTAACGATTTCAGGTACAGGTACAGGATTCCTCTCAAGTCTTTCGAGTCTATTGTTCATGCCACGGATAATATTATCAAAGCTTTCTTTTGCCTGATTCATTTCTCTAGCAGTATTATTGTGATAAGAATTCACGGTCAAAAACAGTTTTTCCCGTGTATCTGCGAGTTCTTTTCTGACATTGTCAGTTTTAGCATCGATAATAAAACCTATTTCTTCCATCTTTTTAATGTTGCGATTAAGTTTTCTATCTTCTGCTTCTTCTTTTACTTCTTCAATTACTTCTTCTACTAGCATGTTTTGGCGTTCAGCTTCTCTAAACAACTCCAATCTCTTTTCAAATGCAGTGTCTGGATCACTGCATTGATGATAGACAAAAAACCTCTTAATACATTTCCACAGACTCATCTTCGACTCCTTATTTTTTCTTTGACTATGGTAAAAATGAAGCTAAAGGACAAATTAACATAATCGCGTAACATAGGCAGATAGGTTCTCCGAATGATGTTACGAACATATAGACAAGTAGTGATGTCCATAATGCAGTACAAACGATCGTCACACCCCTGGATGACAAAAACTTATTCACGGAAGAACAAATGTCCTTCACGAATAGGAAAGTTTTAGTGGGTTTTTTATTGTACAAGAATGCTGCCAACTTTAGTGCTAAAATAGCTATTCCTGCATACAAAGCATATAGGAAAAAATGCGAACCGAACGCAATTAAACCCATCAGCGCCCAAAAAGGGGGAATTGAAAACGACATAAGAGACCTCCATCTCTATTAAATTAACAAGTGTACAAAGGATATTTATCTTTAATCGCAGCGATACTGTGGCCATTGCTTAAGTCGAAATGCACAGCTTCTTTAAAGCTTTTCCATTCGCCAGCCCAACGAAGACCTTTTTTATCCAGCCCTGCTTCTTTCGCTAGGGTCCAGAGCATTCCGTAAGTCTCTGTGCGCCAGTCGCATTCGCCATCCCTATTCAAGACCACTACATCAATAGCTATCCCGTAGTTATGAGAAGATTCACCACCTCTAGCAGCAGTGATAATCTTTCCAGGCTTCTCACGACCTATTTCGTAGAGAGCATCTTGCTCAGCAGCAGTACGAGAGCCAGAAGTTACTTGCACATTGAACATTTTGTCGTGACACAGCTTCAAAAATTCCTCGAAGATGGGCTTAGCATCAGAGTTTAATGTAGCGAAATGAGCTTTGGACTGTGGCCTTAAAAAATCTAATTCCATCATTGATTCCCCAGGTAATTAGTCAGATATAAAAAAAATGGTAGATAAATCAAACCGATAATCAGCATAGTAACTGCCACAATTAGGAGAACATCGATTATGTTCATTTTATCCATTCGAACCTGTATGGTAGTTGAGGAAACTTAACTCTATTATTGGCATATTGCTTAATCACAGTAGGAGTGATGCCAAAGTGTTTACCGGCGAGATTGAGAGAAGCAAAGATGAGTCCAGTAGTGAGCTCTTTTACTGCAATTCTTTTCCCTGTTTCAGCGCTTCTGACAACATTTCTACCGCTGTGATTAGCCATAAAATCTCCTGATTCAAAAGGGTATATCGTCGTATGATCCCGGAACATCCGGTGTTTTAATCATATCTTTAAAAGCGTCTTGAGTTTCTTTTTGTAAGCTATCAAGAAAAACCATTTGATGACAAAGTATTTCTGTGGAACTTTTAGCGTTACCTTGTTTGTCTTGATAAGTTTTAGTTTGGATTTTACCCTCTAAATAAACTTGCTTGCCCTTGGACAAGTATTTACTAGCGAGTTCTGCTTGTTTACCAAATAATAAACAGCGATGCCATTCTACTGTTTCTTTACCGTCCTTGCTCTTCTCAGAAGTAGCCACCGAGAAATTCGCCACAGGCATACCGGTAGCAGTAGTTCTAAGTTCAGGGTCTTGCCCAAGGCGCCCAATAATAATTACTTTATTTAATCCCGCCATTATTTTATTTCCTTTTTGCTATCGTTTTTAGAGTTTTTATAGTCGCTCATCGAAAATAACATTTGCACGCAAAACTCACGATAAAAAGTTTCAGATGCGAAGATATAAGTACCTTTTGTTATTTTGCTATTCCACAATGTTTCAATAAATTCTCGTGCAAATTTTCGAGATTGCTCTATTTGTTCTTGCGTTAAATCGTGATCATTTGCTATTTTAACTAGTTGTTTTTTGTATCTTTTAATCTTATTTGCAATATACTGTTCTATATCTTTTTCTTTTTTGAATATTCTTTTAAAATCCATAATTATTCCTCCCTTTCTTCAATTAGTTCTGGTATCTCTTGGACTAAACGTACGACGCGAGCATTAGGCCACAATATATATTCTCTCTTCACAATATCTTCAGCTTCTTCTTTGTCTTTAGCTAAAAACTTGTTACTTATTACAGCAACTCCGCGAGATAACCCATTAAATTTAATCAAAAATGGGTAGTACTTAACCATGTTTACTCATAAAATCTTTGACTATTCCGTCTGCATCACGAATTGGTCTACTCATCAGAGAACCATTAAGCTTACTCATCAAATCCATTGGCACTCCATATTTTCCAAAAATAGCTTTTACTATCTCTTTTTGTGAGACTGCCCCGTTGTATATCTCTACTGGCTCACCCATTTTTTGCACTTCAGATTTTGCTCGCCCATGTGCAGCTTCCCCGTCATCATCATCTGTAGTGACTCCACAAATAGCTGCATAAGCGTATCTCTTAGCGTATGTAATACAGCTTCCTTGGCCCTGGGGGTCGTCTTTGACCGGCTTTAACGGATATAATCCGGAAATGTATTCACCACTCTTGTGACTTAAGATAGTGTGCAAACAAAAGAACCCTTCAAAGAACGTAGTCGCTTGAATAACTGCTAATCCGTGCTTAGTAAGAGCAGTCCTGGATGCATCAACTATGCTAGCTAAATCAGCATAGTTAGATTTAAAGAAGGGATTTTTGCTATCTTTTAAAGCGGGCTTGAATTCCGCTTGAGCTAAAGAAAGAGCTTCTGCTAATTTGCCGATGGATTCACTTTGCATTTGCATTTTCTATTTCCTTTTTGTCGTTTTTTTCTAAACCCAGTCTCAATATTTGATTAAATAATTCTGACTTATGTACGCGCTTTTTGTTAGCAATCGTCGTAATTTTTAGATCTATTTCATTATCAATGTATATACTTAATCTCCTCACGTTAGTATTATTTTGATAACTTTCTCTGCCTAACGTGTCTCCTCTGTCTCTATATTTGCTACTCTTTTCAGTCATTATTCCTCCAATGCAACGGTTTATAAAAGTAACTGCCCGCATCAACGACGACTTCGTCGTTTTCGTCATCCAAAATTGCTATGCTCATAATCACGCTAAAATCAGTGCCTTTATCCGCGTCTAAGATCTCGCACGCCATATTTTCAGCGTCTCCCAGATTCTCATAATGAGTTTGATAGATAATTTCTCTCTCAATATATTCTCTGCCGTTGTAATAGTAAGAAACGAATTCGATTCTATACGTCATCAAATTATTCCTCTTTTTTTTCGTCGTTAGCTGTTAAATCAACAAAGTGCTGTATGCATAAGTTTTTTTGATAACACTCAGTTACAAACTGCATCACTTGCGCCCAGAGCTTTTTCCAGTCTATAGAAGCAACATTTATAGCAACATTTATATTTACGCTATGTTTTGTACGTGTATACTCCGATGTATCTGCCCATCTAGTTAACTTAATAACGCCATCGTGGTGTTCAAGCTTACAAAATCTTGTATTAATTCTAAACATTTCAGATTTGCTTAAAATACTTTTTCTAATTAAATTTGCCATTTTTTTAATTTTTTCTAACTCTGCAGGGTCAGTCTCTTTTTCAAATTTTTCGATTCTGTTTTTTCTTTTAAGTTGTTCCCACTCGTGTTCAAGCATAGTCATTATCATCTCCTTTGAGTTAAGTAAGCCGCTATCTGTGCGACAACAAAACAATGCCACAGTGCAACAGTGTTGTCAAGCATCATTGATGCACTGTGGCAATAAATATTCGATTCAGACAAACAATGAAAAAAAAGCAACATTTTTCAGCAAGTTGTAAGATGTTCAGATGCTTGTTAAAGTTGTAAAAACAAGCAGGAGTCGATGTGCAAATTTATACGTTAGATATTGTTCCTATTCCCAAAGGTAGACCTAGGGTTACTAAAGCGGGAATAGGATATACGCCTAAAAGAACTAGAGAATACGAGCAAAAGTTAAAGAACTTTCTCTTTATTCAGTGCAGACTTCCTCCTTTAAATGAGGCTGTCACTATATTAATAGATATCCGTTTACCTAAACTTAAAAGTAGCACTAAAAGCACTTGGCCAACTCCGATCGGCGATATTGATAACTACGCTAAAGCAATACTAGACGCGGCGAATGGCATACTCTTTACTGATGATAGATTGATTGATAACTTAACACTACGTAAACAGTACTCAAAAACTCCTGGAATTACTTTAACTATTAAGTTAACAGAGGAAAAATAATGGACGACGAGTTAACATCATTGCTTGTACACGCCTGGCTATATTTAAGTTTGTTAATGATAGTAATAGGATTGGCATATATAAGTTTAGAATATTTAAACAAATACTTAGAGAAACGTTACAAAGAAAGATTAAGGCGGTTAAATGGACAGCGATAAGCCGAGAGCATTGAAAGGGAAACAAAAGAATCCGGTGATACCTGACGTCACAAAATACAAACCGGAGTATTGCCAGCGACTCATCGATTATATGAGCACAGGTTTAGCATTTGACAATTTTGGATGCGATATCGGTGTAGTAAGATCAACTCTCTATCAATGGAGATTAGATCATCCCGAGTTTGATTTAGCTTATCAAAAAGGTAAAGAATTCAGATTTAGAAAAGATGAGCGAATGTTGGAAGGACTCATAGATGGCACAATCAAAGGTAACGCAGCAGCGCTCATGTTCAAGTTCAAAGCATTTCACAGAATCACGGACGATGTTGTGGGAATGGAAAAGTTACGTTTACTTAAGCTAGAAGGTATGAGCGACGCAGATATCAAAGAATTGGCGCGTGATT